ACTCATCAAGGACTGGGTGGACTTTAACTTGTTTGCGAACTACGAAACGCAGCTGATCAAGGATGGCCAGAAGGCCAGAGGCGTCAGCTACGGCAACCGTGGTTTGTACACTCGGTTCGCGGCGGCATATGACGCTAAGTCTCGTTTGGAACTACCAAACAAGCTTGAGTTTTCATGGAACCATTTCATGGAAGCCTACACCGCAGCACTGTCTGCAACCACTAACACTGAAGCAGCTTGAGGAGTAATCAGCTATGTCTTTAGACAGTCTTAACATCAATCTTGATGATGTGCAGGAAACTTCGGGGGGTTCTACGCCGTTCCCGCCAGGTGAATACACGCTCTCTGCAGCGTTGTACGAGCACAAGGTATCGGCGGCGGGTAACAACATGTTGGAGTTTGAATTCAACGTGGTAGGCCCAACTCACGCAGGCCGTAAGGTCTGGGATCGGTTTGTACTCAACAACCAAGTGGCGATGGGGCGCCTGAAGTCTTGGATGAGTGCAACAGGTGGTGACCCATCTGGAAACCTCAGTGATGACATGGTGCGTAGCTGCATGGGCAAGCCCTTCTCAGCGAACATCGTGATCGAAGAAGGTGACGCTAGACCCGGCGGTGGGAAGTATGCAGACAAGAACAAGATCTCTTCGTTCAAGTCTGGTGCTGGCCCAGCACAACCACACGCTCAGACTGAGCAGCCACAACAGGCACCGGCACAACCTGCCGCTGGCCTGAACACGGCAAGCTGGCAGTAGCGGCGCTAGATGGATGACGATACGAAGACGGGCATCATCATGGGTGTGTGCATCGCTGCATCGATCTACGGTGCTGCCTATCTTCTATCGTTACTTTGATAGTCAAAAACACAAAAGGAATTGATATGAATTTACAGACAGAAAAAACGTTACGGTTTGCAAAGAAAGCACTGGAGTCACACCTAGTAGCCATGGCTGCTGACAAAGGCATCAAGATATCTGCGGCCCGTGCGCAGATTGCGGCTGACATTGGCGTTGATCCCAGTTCAATCAGACAGTTTCTCAACGGTGAGATCATCAAACCTGCATCAAAGACCATGCAGAAGTATGTCGATTGGCTTGAAGTTAACCCTGAAAACACAAACCCTGATTTTGTTAGAAAAATTGAAGAACTAGAGTCAAATATTAGAATACTTGAAGATGAAAACAACTATCGGTGTGAACAACTAGACGCAGCCAACGAGAAGTTGATTGATGCTGAGCGTCGTCTGAAAGACTCAGAGACTCAAAGAGAATCGACACGAAAGAGGTTCGTTGAGAAACGTGAGCGTGTTGAAGAGCTGGAGTCTCATCTAGGCGTTGAGAACAACGATCCAGACTTTTCAGAAAAATATAAGATCGTCCACCCAGACAATGCTTGGTGGATGCAGTATTCGGATGCCTACATCACCATCAACACACAAGGCGACGGGCCAGAGTTCGATTACTTGCAAGGCCCGAAGCAGCGTGTCTGCACGATCCCGATTCCCAACCTTAACCTTGCAGCCAACTGGCATCACAAAGTGCCGAGGATTCGTGTATGGCAGGATGGAGAATGGCAGTATGTTGAGTCTGATGCTTGGGCGCTGGTCAGCGAAGACGACAAGGGGCAGGTATGGGAGAGACCTAGTGTCGAGATCGGTGACCGCACCTACCCATCTGAGACTGTTCTAGTTGAGACACGCGAGCAATTCGATGCCCGTAGAAGGGTGATGACCAACGAGCACATCGCTCTGTTGCTCGATACCGCCCGAACCATAACCGATCTGTACTCCAAGATTGGAGGCTGGCCCGACAACGAGGTCACTGTCGATGTAGAGATCAACAACATAGAGAACATTTGAGATGACGGATTCAAAGGCCGACTTACTCAAGCGCATTGAGGTGCTTGAGAAGGAGAACAATGAACTTGCAAATGCTAATTCACGTTACAAGACAGAAAACCACAGGCTTCGAGACTTTAACAAAGAAGAGAGGCTTCGACTGGATCGTGATTATCTTGGGCCTAGTACGGACAATTTTTTCTTTATAGAAAATATGGGGGCAGGCGTTCATGGGTTCACGCATAACGAGGATGGTGGGGAGCGAAAGAATCTATTCATCATACCGTTTGTAAGTTTTTCCGAGGATGACCGTCATTTGTTATTTGAACTGATGGATGCCCTTGCAAAATGTTATGAATCTACGCCTTGGTGGGAAGATGGCGAAGGAAGATCTGTAGGCTTGAAAGCTGTATTCACAGACACCCACTTGGGCGAGTGGCATCCCACTAAATCTCTTCCTAAACCAGCACCAGAACCAGCGCCAAAGGATAAAGATCAATGAAAGAAGATGACTTTGAAATGGAAATGGAAGGCGGCGGTGAAGACCACGAATACGCCATGGACTTGATTAGAAACTTGGCTCAGGTCAGCAAAGAAGAGCTAGAGCCACGCATCTTGTTTGAAGTCATGATGGTGTATTCATTAGGTTGGAACCTAGCTCATGGTGATCATGAGCTCATGACTCAGTTGTTGCCGCAGGTTGTTGAGAGCATTGAAGATGGTTCTTACACCAATGTGGCAGAAATCATAGAGGAAGAAAGGATATGTCATTAGCAACAGAAAACTCATCTAAGTTCAAAGAACGTAAGCGCGCCGTGCTGCGGTGCATTTATAAATCACCAGAGGATAGTTGGGCCAAGGAATATTGGCGCAACACCTACCGCAAACTCATGGAAGAACGAAGAAATGGAGCTAAGGTACTATCAGCGCGAAGCCGTTGATGCGGCAGTCCATTGGTTCAACACCCAAGACACGCATCCACTCATCGTTCTACCCACCGGGGCTGGCAAGACTGTTGTCTTCGCCACCCTAATCAAAGAGATCTTTGAGCGAGAGCCCGACTGCAGGATTCTGATCCTAGCTCACCGGCAAGAACTGGTCAGCCAGGCTGAAGACAAACTCAAGAAGGTATGGCCATGTGCGCCGTCAGGCATTCTGGCTGCGGGATTGAACCAATACGAAGTCGATGGGCGCATCGTCATTGCCAGTCGAGATACCCTGGCAACACCAAGCAGGCTTGATACCTCTGGTGACTTTGACTACATCATCGTGGATGAAGCACATCATGTGGCGCCAGACCCAAAGACCCGGTATCGCAAGATCTTCGATCACTTTGAGTCCTCCATCTGGAGAACGCCACGCATACTGGGCGTGACCGCTACACCTTATTGCATGGGCCAAGGCTTCATATACGGCCTTGAGGAGCACTTCTTTGCAGGGGTTGCCTACCGTGTAGGTATACCTGAAATGATCCGAGAGGGCTTCCTGTGCCGTCTGTCGGCCTTCAAGGTGAGCGATGAGGCCGTAATCGATGCATCAACTGCACGGGTTAAGTTCAAAGGTGGTGACTATCGTGAGTCAGACATTGAGAAGCTGGCCATGCAGGATCAGACCATGCTGGCCATCATCGATGATTGGATTGAGAAGGCGTACACCAAAGGCCGACTGAGCACTGTGTTCTTCTGTATCACCGTAGCTCATGCCGAGAAGATGTGCCTGTACCTGCGCCAAGCTGGTGTAGAGGCTGCGATTGTGACCGGCGAGACGCCAAAGGCTCGACGCGAAGAAGTGCTAGAACGCTTTGAGAACGGGGAGATCAACGCACTGTGCAATGTGTCTGTCTTGACTGAGGGCTGGGATGCACCGCGCACCGATTGCATAGCACTGCTGCGCCCAACCAAATCACTAGGCTTGTATGTTCAGATCTGTGGTCGAGGCATGCGAACCTGGGGCGACAAGAAAGATTGCATGCTGCTGGACTATGGCGAGAACATGAATCGGCACGGCTGCATAGACACCGCCCGTCCATCGATCCCAAGCAAAGAAGACAAAGAGAAGGAGCAGCAAACTAAGATCTGGATATGCGACTCATGCGTTGCGGTCAACGACATAGATCGTGATACATGCATTGAGTGCGGTGCCTTGAAGCCAGCACCCATTGAGCAGCCCAAGCTGTTTGAAGAGGAAGAGAAGGATGCGGCATCAACCCGCATGGCAGCAAGTGGCTCTGTGTTGTCAGATGAGCTCGAAGACCCAGTAGAGAAACACGAGCGCATCAAGAACGTAGAGTGGGTTTCAGCTGAGTTAAAAACATCGAAGAATGGCAACGACTATCTCAATGTTATGTTTTTAAGTCCCGGCGACTATTGGCCACAAAACATGCCAATCATGATCGGCATGAAAGGTAAGGCCGGTACGATGGCAGAGAAAAAGTGGCGGTCACTAACCAACGGCTTCCCGTGCCCAACTAACATTAATCACGCTGTTGATCTGGTGAAACATGTAAAGGTGATGAGCCACATCAAACAAATCACTGTAAGAAAAGAAGGAAAATACTGGAATGTCGTTAGCGTCCATTTTTGATCGGATCGATGAGCAAATAGCAGAGAAAGACAACCGCTTTCGTGGCCACCTTGGCTTCAGCGGTATCGGTGATGACGATGAATACAAACTGTGGATGGGCTTTCGTTGGTGCTTACCGGCAAGCTTCAGCGGCAGGATGCTGCGCTTGTTTGACTTAGGCAACCGTATCGAGGACCAGGTGGTCGATAACATACGCGATACCGATGTGGTGTCTATCGCTTCGCATGACAAGGACGGCAACCAGTTTCGTGCATCGTTCTTTGGCGGACACTTTGCAGGCTCCTGTGACGGCCTGCTCAAGGGCGTTCTGCCACCCCCTAGCGAAGAGGTGATCCTGCTACTGGAGGTCAAGAGTGCCAACGACAAGCGGTACAAAGAGCTTGTGAAACTGCAAAGCTACGAAGCTTGGAGCGAAACCTACCGATGGCAGATCCATGCCTACATGGGCGCGCTTGGTCTGACCAAGTGTATGGTGGTGGTGGTCAACAAGAATAACAGCGAGGTGTACACCGAGATCATCGACTTCAACCCGCAGGTGTGGGAAAAGGCGCAAGCCAAAGCTTATCGCATCATCACCAGTGACGCGCCCGACAAGAGCACTCGCATGTCTGAGAAGGACTGGCGCATGAAGAATGAGTCGGAGTTGTATCGCAACATCTACTACGGACGCCGCCTGCCGGAGTCGGTCAACTGTAGGAACTGCAAGAACATCAAGCCGCTAACTGAATCAAACGGTGCCGTGTGGTACTGCTCACGAAGCAATAGGGCCATACCTTTTGAAGAGCAGAAGCTTGGTTGCAAAGACCATCTGTGGATACCAGAGCTTGTGAATGCCAACCATCTGCCCGGTAAGAGCACAGAGGATTCTGTGGCCTATCAAGCTGGGATTATGGAGTTTTACAACTCAACATCTGAGGTGACGGGTGAGTATCACTACAGCAGCACAGAGATCCGAGAGTTATCTAAGGCAGACTTTGAAGCTGGCTTGATGATGACGGGTGAGAGCGTGAGGCGTGAGTTCCCTGGCAGCTACCTTGAGAACGTTGACGAGCGCAAGATGCCGTTCTAGGCCCACTCTCGTGGGTCTTTGACGATCAGTATCTTGAGGCCAGGGTAGAGGGCTTCGACAAGCTTCTTCTTGAGGGTGAAGACCTGAGTGATGATGCCTTTCGTGTCCTCTACTACTACCTTGCCATCGCGCTTGTAACGAAAGTCCGCAACGTATGAGCAGATCTTTTTGTCTTCACCTTCAACGGTGATCACGCATGGGAAGTCTATCTGCACTTCAAGGTCAGTGATCTCACCAGCTTCTTGGTAACGCTTGAGTATCTTGTACCGGGCTGCTTCGAGTTTGGAGTCAAAGACAATACCATCGTACTCAGTCTTCTTGGCGAAGTACTTGCTCTTGCCTTTCTTTGGTGCCCGCTTCGGG